CTTTTCAAGCGGCGTCATGGTGCTGCCGATTTCGAGCTGCACGCCCCAGAGGTTGATTGCGCCGGTTTGCACCGTCACGTTGCCGGAAAACACCGAATTACCGGAACCGCCGGAATACCAGAAGACCAGTTGCGTGTTATCGTCACCATTACTGCCGAGCGTCTTGCCGGATATCGACGGCAGCGTGAACGTCAGATTATAGCGCGCCCAAACCGTCGTCAGGGTGACAGACTGTCCATTGACCGCAACCGGCGCCGATGGACTACCGCCGGTTCCGAAATTTTGAATGGGACAAGCGCCGAAACGCAGCCCGGCAACGCCGGCTTGTGCCCAGAATGACAGCGTTGCAGTCTTGCCTGACAGCCGCTGAACACCCTCAATAAATTGATTGATCTGGGTAGCCGCTGTCGAACCGGACGTGCCGGTGAAATTGCATTGAAAGAAAAACTTGCTCGCCTCATCACCGATTTGAGAACGGCCGACATCATTCTGCGCAAAAATCTGGTAGCTGGCCGTATCACCGGAAAGATACGTTTTCCAGCGATCGGCGGTATATGCACCATTCGTCGTCCACAGCCCTGTCCCGCGCTGCTGGATGTTGAAATAGAGATTGTGAACGAGGTTGCGCCCAATGTTATTTAACCCGGACGCTGCGCCACCCCCAACAGAAACCCATTTCGTGCCATCCCATTGCCAACTCTGAAACACCTGACCGACGGTTGGGCTGTTTGGGAAGTCGAGCGCCATCGGAGCCTCAGAGAATCACGATCCACTGCGACGTGTTTGGATCGGTATAGTACAGGTACAGATGCCCGCCCGCGCTGTCAAACCATAGCATACCGGCTGTTGGTGAGGGGGCTGTGTCACTGATAGTAACCGCTGCGCTTGAACCACTAGCCGCCGCTGTTAACCGCCCTTGCGCATCGACGGTTATGGATGAATTTGTATAGCTGCCCGGTGTAACGGCTGTGTTAGCCAGCGCGGGCGCAGCATCCGAGCGCATATACGTTGTTGCGCTGCCATTAACGGCGGTGCCGCTAACCGTAGCAGTGGGATTGGCTGCAGCGGGGGGCGTTGCTACGGTCGCCCAGGAAGGATTGGCGCTTGTCCCACCGGATTGCAAAACCTGACCTGCCGTGCCAGATGCCAACACTGTCCAAACGGCACTGCCGCGATAGATTATCTGTCCTTGAGAGCCTGTGCCAGCGAGAAGGTCCAGTAACGTAGTCAGCGTGCGGAAATTTGGCAGCGATGCCGAGCCAAGACTACTGAGAATTGTGCCATTACCTCCAGGCGGTACGAGGTTAACCGCCGCTGCACCGTTGCCTGCTAGGACGTTAAACGCCGTCAAATTCGATGATCCCGTTCCACCATTGGCAACAGTGACCGGCGTCGATAGGCTAATGGTGCCGGTTGTGGTGATCGTGCCGCCGGTCAATCCCGTCCCGGCCGTGATGCTTGTTACACCGCCACCGCCAGCCGTGCCATTGGCCGCAGTCGTGATGCGTCCTTGAGCATCGACCGTCAGGTTAGTGTTAATATAGCTACCCGGGGTGACTGCGGTATTAGCGAGTGCCGGTGCCGCATCGGAACGCATGTAGGTTGTTGCGACACCGTTGACCACCGTGCCGCTGACGGTCGCGGTGGGGTTCGCGGCTGTCGGTGGTGCTACGGGTGCTGTGCCGTTGGACGCAGCCGTCAGTCTCCCCTGGGCATCAACGGTTATCGATGCGTAGGTGTAGGAGCCGGGCGTAGCGGTTGTGTTGGCAAGATTGAGTGTTGATGGTGTTGTGCCGGTGTTTAGGTTTAGGCCGGTGCCGACTTGCCAATTCGGTCCTTGCGGGCCGGTTGCGCCTGTTGCTCCTGGCGGGCCGGTGGCGCCGGCGGGGCCCGTGGGGCCTGGCACCGTGCTGGCGGGGCCGGTCGGGCCGGGTGGTCCCGTAGCCCCCGTCGGGCCGGTCGGGCCGGGTGGTCCACCAGGCGTGCCCGGTGGCCCCTGCGGACCCGCCGGGCCGGGCTGGTTGGTCGCCACCACCCACTGGCCGGGATCACCCGAGGGATCGTCATACCAGACGTAGAGCTGACCGCCGACCGTGTCCCACCACATATCTCCGTCGGCGGCGCCGGCGGGCGGCACATCGCTGGTGGATACCGTGCTACCGCCGCCAGTGCTTCCGGCTGCGCCCAGCACATTGACGTTACGCGCCAGGCGAGCGAGCCACTCGCCCCAGCCGGCCTCGGGCATGTACTGCGGCACAGGCGGCAGGTACGGCGCTGTCTCGCCGCCTGCAACACGCGCGCCGCGATGCTCGCGGATCTTAGACTTCACCTGAGACGGCCCTCCGGCCGCGGCTCCAGCTCGATGCCGGCAAAATGGTCCCATTGTGCCGCCGCAGGCAGCGTCAACTGCAAGCGCATATAGCGCCCCGTCGAACGCATCGGGCAGGTGCCGAGGATGTTGACCGGCACGCTGGCGGCATACGTCACCGCGTCCATCTTGCGATCGCGGCGCCCGACCGCGATTGCCGCCAGATTGCCGCCGTCGCCCTCGATGACGGGGCGCGCCGTGCCGTGCAATTTGCTGCGCCGGCCGTCGATACCCATCTCGGCCGTCTCGACTGTCGCGGCCATTGAAGGTCCGTTCATGTAGGCCAGTTGGTGTTGATTATCGAACAGACCCGTCGTCGGCACGTCGGTCTGCCAGAGCGGGCTGTCAAGCGAGTAAGCGAGCGTTTCTAGATTGCCGAACGGGTCGAGATCGTCGAGCGACAGATTGCTCATCAGTGAGTGACTGATCCACTCGATCGGCGTGATCTCGCAGATGACAGCGCGCGCCACGACCCAATTGTACACCAGCAGCCGGTTATAGAGATCCGCTTCCGGTCCACCGCCGCGACCGATATAGGCCCAGATCACCAGCTCGAAATTGGGCGAAGCGATGCCGAGCGTCTGAAAGCGCCTGGCAGGCTCCATGTCAGCGAGGATCGTGCGGTCGAATTTACCGGCGCCGATCGGCGCCGCCGATTGCCCGTCAAACGCCACAAAGCCGCCCTCGCCAAGGTAGTACGCGACGCTGCGGTAGCCCGCGGGCGTCGGCATGCGGCGGGTGACGATCGACCAGGGCGAGGTCGTCCCGCTCGCGCCCTCGGCAACATGGAAATCAAAGATCGCTGGACTTCCCTGATACGTCACCCGGTAAATGCCGCGCTCCATGACAATCGCGCCATCGGCACCCGTCAAATTGCCGCCGACGATGCCGCGGACATGCCCGAGATCGGACTGCTCGAGATCCTGAAAATCTGACTGCCGCATGACCGCGATATCGCTGCCGGGAGTCGGCCAATCATGCGGATCGCCGATCGAGCTCCACCACACGCGTCGAGGCTGGTCGAGATCGACAGGATCGTGCGTGTTACCGAGGAACAGAAAATCCTTGATGACCGCGCAGTAATTGGCGTGCGGTGCTGCGGCGGCGAGATCGGCAAAAGCGGTCGAACTATCAATCAGAAAGCTCTGCACCGGGTCGTTGAAATTGGTGAAGATGACGAGATCGCCAAACGACGTGCTCGCCCACATGCCGCCCTGAGAGAACGGCAGCGTCGTATAGGCGCCTGCCGTTTTGCTGACATCGGTCCACGTCGCCGCAGTGCCGGTCAGCATGTGATAGATCGAGGTCGCCGTCGCGGCGAAGGTGTAATTCTGCCTGCTGGCATCGAAAATCGCATAAGCGCCTTGCACCCGGTCCGGCACCGGCTGCGAGTACACGAGTGGCGTCGGGAAGGGGCTGTACGATTTGTCCGTCCGCGGCATGACATTCTTGATGACGGCACTGCCGTTGCCCGCGGGCTGGTCGGGTGTCCATTCGGCGACAGGGATCGTCGGCATCAGGGTGTGGCCATCATGGTGTTGGCCCATCAACACGCTGCACGAGTGGCGCGCCGCCCAGCCTGGCCGCGATTGCCTCGCGCCTTACCCGCTCAAAACCGGCCTCGCGCTGCTGGATCCAGCCGCTCACCCGCTCGTCATTGCCGATGTAACCCTCGGCATTGGCGAGCGAGCCGAACAAGTAGAGGCTCGGGTAATTGCTCAGCAGCCAATTGCTCGGCACGGTGGGGCCGAGCGCCGGCAAACCTGCCCAGTAATCAATGATCGCCGACAGGTTTGTGTCGGGCATCGGCCCGAGCGCCAGATTGACGCCCTCGATCGTGTACCATAGCGGCAGGCCAATAAGCTGGCCGTCGATCGTCACCTCGGCCATGCCCCACGCCGGCATATATTCAAGCTGGAAACCGTCATAGACGACGCGGCGCACGCTCTCGCAATCATCCGGCAGGGCGAAATTCCCAGGCGTGATCGGCGGCAGCTCGACATCGGTCAGGTCGTTGAATTGCGTGCGCAGACGCCCACGCGCCTCCTCCTCGAACAGCGTGATAAAATCCGGCACCGCCGGCTGCACCAGAGGATCGCCAGGTCGTCCGAGCCAATCGAGGATCGAGGTCTGCAGCGCTGTGTAAGTATCGAGCGCCATCAGTAGTTCCCCTCATTGGTGCGCAGCCGGTAGAACTCGCGCGAATTTAAGAGGCGCTGCACTTCCTTCTGATGATTCGGATCCCAGCTTCGGACACCGAACTGCTCCAGCCATTGGTAATGCACGATGTCGGGGATGCGTGCGGTCTGGCGGATGTCGGGTTTCTTTTCGCTCGCGAGCGGCGCCTCGAGCCTCTGCTGCGCATTGGCGTCGAGGATGTGGTTTACGTCCTCTGAGTGCCAATACCGGCGTACGATGATCGTGTCACCGTCGAGCTCGAGCGTGTTGAAGGCCCGGTTTAGCGGGTCTGTGTCGATAAGGTATTCGGTCATCATCAGCCCAAAAGAAAAGGGCGGCCCGGAGGCCGCCCTGTTTTGATCGCTGCGAATCCCCTTTACGAGAGGTCGAAAATCCCGCCCGAGCCGGCCTCGTTGCGAGCTTCGAGAGTCACCTCGCCCAGCAAGATCCTCTTCTCCGCGTCGCCGGTTTTTGCCAGCTCGTCAATGAAAATTGGCCTCAACCAAGCCAGTTTCCACAGATCCGGGTTGATCAGCAACGCATCGGTAACGCGCACGACACGGTCCGGTTTGATGACGAACGAGCCGAAATCATGCACGTAGCGATCGACCGATGCGTACAACTTCTCGGGCGCGGCATCGACAAAACGCGTCGCGTTGCCGGTGAAGGCCGACATCGCCTGCTTCTGCTTCGCGCCCACCAACATGAGCTCTGCCGGCTCGTTGCTGTTGGTGAAAATGCTCTGCAGCACCGTCTTCAGGTTCGGTTCCGCCAATGCCCGAAGAGTGCCAGGCGTTCTCGTGCCTGTCCCGTCGGCCGCGGCCGGATCAGCCCCCGTCGCGCCTTTATCGGTGTTGGTTTTGATCCAACTCAGGATCGATGCCGAGGTTCTCGCCGTACCC